ACGGTCATAGACTTTCTTTAGAATACTATAGGGCATACCAGACTTATCTGCTTTTTTAACCAGACCAGCAATCTTTTCGTCTAGTTGAAATGATTCAACAAAAGGTTTTACTTTAACTTTTCGTTCTTTCTCTACTTCTTTATTTGCTTTGTCGAGTATGGACTTTGTATCACTACCATCAAAATCAATTGGTTCTTCTGGATCACCCTTTACCCAATCCCCATCCTTTTTATCTTTCTTAGGGTCTACTTGGCCTGGATAATGTGTAAAATCTTCATTCTTTGATAGATAGGCAGCAATAGCCATCTCTCTACGTTTCTCTTTAGATTTTCCTTGAAACTGTGGTGCATCAGACTTTTCAAAATCATCTATGTAATCCTTTTGAGTTGCACTATCTGGAAGTACTTCATTTATCTTAGAAGTATCAGTTGCCATAAATGGGCCTCGTTTTAATGCTTTAAAAGATATATTAGTTTCGTTACCAAATATTTCTGGTGGATGAATAATATTAAATGTAACCATTTCAGTGGAGTTGTTAATTTTCACCAACTCCATATCTATTTCTTTATATACTTTACCTTTGAATTTAAGACCATGTGCAGTTACAAGTTTTTGAACTTTACGACCAGCAACTGCTTGTTTTGCTCTTTTCTCATCTATAGATTTCTCACCAAACATCTGTTTAAACTTCTTAGTATGTACAGATGGTTTTGTCTCTGCATCTGCATCACCAGGCGCAGGACCAGACTTCTTTTTCTTAAAGTGTGCATCTCTCTTGTCTTTAGTAGACTTTGCCATATCACCAGCATAATACTTTGCGGGCTGTGTACCCTTCTTATCGTCTATATCTTTATCTTGTTTTACTTCTTGTATTGCCTGTGTAAATTCTTTGAATGAGAATACTTCTTTTACTTCATATTCTGCCTTTAACTCTTTAGGTAAAACACCCTTATCAACAAGCTTATTGATATATCTAACAAATTCTCTTGGAGAAACCTCTGTAGTTTGACGAGCAACATCAAATGCAGCCATATTTGGTTTGTCTTTATATTTTGGATCATTCCATACCAAGTCGGCAAATTTCTTTGTGAGAGTTTTCATACCCTTTGGGTGAGACATGGAAGTTATTTTTTTCAACCAAGGAAGGAAATCAGACACTCTTTCATTAACTTCTTCTGAAACTTTCATTCCCATTTTTTTTCGTAATGCATTTATTTCTTTTTTAATTTCTTTTTGTTTAGGTGAACCACCAAGAGCTCTTAATGCTTTATTTTGAAGTTTAAGAAGTTGTGTTCTTTGTTCTGGTGTTCCTTTTCCACCAAAAAACTTATCGCTATCATATTTTTCATCACGTAATCGTGGCTCTCTGCGATTCTTGGATGGGTCTTCATTGCGAAGATTAGTAGGATCATTATTCATAGGATTATTATCAGCGTGTCCTACATCCATACCTATCTTAGTCTTATCACCCATAACTCTACGAGCTTTGTTTCTAGAGGAACGCCGAGCAATCTGTTCTGGTGTTCCTTGATAGTTCGCATATTCTTTTTTATAATTTCTTTCATTCAATTCTATCTCATGTATCCAACATTTATGTACTTTACCATCATCATCTGCAAAAGACACATAGTTTGTACCTTTACGTACTATACTACCAGTTACACCTTTAGCCTCAATGATATCACCAGAGTTCCAAATCTTACCTGTAAGATATAAGTCTCTGAGATGTTCTCTATCTGACATATCGCCCATGTCACGTTCTTCTCTAATACCCATACCCTTGCGAACATCACGATAAAGTTGTTTGCTCTGTGCAAATCCTGTAGGGAGACCCATTTCAAAAGACTGAAAGTCTCCATCTTCAGCTGCTTTTCTCATTTTTGATGCTGACATACCAGAAACACCCTCTGCATCTGGGTCTCTTTCTCCAGCAGATACAACTTCGATATTATCGAAACCGTAATAACCATGTTTAGCATCCACACCATTATATTTGTTCAAAAGAGATTCAAACTCTTGTACACGATCAGAACCAACAACCATTACGATTGCCTTGTGACCCTTTTTGTATAACTCGACTGCTACTTCGATAGCAGTTCTGGAAGTGCCTGTAGTGATGTTCTTTGCATATTTTTTAAACATCTTACGCATATAAGCAATCTTCTTTGTATATGGTAAGGGATTCTTCTTTGGGTCTTCTGAATGAGAAGCATAGACATACATCTTGGAACCAGAATTTTTCTTCTGTTGTTTCGCAACTGCCTCAATTAACTTCTCATGGCCAATTGTAGGGGGAGAAAAACGACCAAAAGTAAATATTGCTGTATCTCCAGCTTTTTCCATTAATTCTGCAAATTTTTTCATTTAGAATTCCCCATAGAATCTTTCACAGCCTTGACTCTTGCAGCCTCTTTACCCTTTAACTCCTTAACCAGTTTAGTTGTTAATTTTGCAATTTTTGCACCATACTTCTGATTAATATTTTGGTCTATCTTAACTTTCTGGGGTATAGACATATTATTATAATCTTTATAAAACTTATCTCTAATTCCTTGGATTACTTTTTTTCTAGCAATAACTTGAAGCTTCGAAATATCTCGAATCCTCATTAATGATCTTTTCTTTTTCATTTGAAATGCAGAAGACCTAGCTAAGGCTTTCATGCGAAGGCCTTGTTTTCTTCTTTGGGCGACATTAAGAGTCTTTTCAGACAATTCTTCGAATGTTTTCATTTGTCCCAGGCCTTTATTGCAGTAAAATTATTATACGAGAACTCCATACGGTCTACAAGTTTAACAGCTCCACCACTTACTCTATCAATAGCAACAAATCCTTCTGGATTAGTCACCTTAAATCCTTTTGGGGTCTTAATAAAAGTATCAGTTAATCCCTTAACACTATTTAGTTTCTTAACAATTTGCATTTTTGCATCAACTAACAAATTTTGAAAAGTGATGATCTGTTTTAGATTTCCTGTATGTTTTCTAACTTCTCTATGATATTCTTTTTGCATGTCGGTGTATTTCTTCTTACCAGCATCACTCTTGACCTTATCAATCTGTTTCTGTATTGAATCTACAACCCACTTCTCATATCCCATTGCGTGTGCGCCAGGATTTTTAATAATTTCTCCAGCCCGAACCTTGGAGTTATTATAGGTTTTGAGAGATGCACCAGCAATCGCACCTGTCATACCATTCTGAACTGTGAGAAATTTCCTTAAACCATTCGCATTGATCTTCTGAAAGGTAGACCCAACCTGTGATAGTATTTTGGTAACACTCTCTGTTTCTGCCGCAGTAAAAGTAGACTTTCCAGACGTATCTTTATATGTAGCATCATCCATCCATATACTAGATGGCTTACTGAGACTAGAGATATCTGCACCAAATGATGCTTTCATACCCTGTAGAGTATCACCTGTATACGTAGTATGCCATACGATACCTACTTTAGACTTCTTTATAATTTTACCTAGTTTACTGTCCACAGGTATAGCATAAACAATAGTATTAGGCTGAAAAGTATAGTATGAGATACCATCGATTTTTGTTGTCTCGACATCATCCGTAAACATAAGATCACCTTGGAGAACTCCCTTGATACCCAACTTAGAGAATTCTTGCAGTGCAACTTTAAATTTTGAATTAAGTGCGCCAGAGAGGTCATCGTCAATCTCCTTGGTTGTTTTGTATAACTTTGGATTGACGTTAAACACACTCTTCTTCGCAACAAAAAATTTACCATCTTCTGGATCGATACCAGCGAATATCGCCGGAGCTCCATCCCACTTAACAGTCATATTGACTGAACTGCGACTGGCACCAGCCATCATGTCTCTGAGGGAACGCAAAAAGTTTAATGCTGCTCGACCTCCATCAACACCGTAGTTGAGTATTTCGTCTTCCAAATGTTCAAGGTGTAGATTTTTTCCACCCTTGTCTTCTAGTAATATTTCGTTAAAACTTATCATTATACTTTCAAAGTCGTAAAATCACACATCATTCGTGTGGGATATCCGTCTTTTCCTTGTGTATCTCTAATATTAAGTTTGAATTTATAATAAGGAGAACTCATCTCCATGTCAATTCTTTTCCCCTTGCCAGTCTTACCGCCATAATGAACTATACAAGTTCCAACTTTTGCTGCAGCTTTCATTGCCGATTCATCCATTTTTTTAGATAAAACTTTACCTTTCATCTTATGAATGACATGATATCCATAACCAATACCAGTTTCTAGTAACTCTTTCATAGCAGCTGCGTTAGGTCTTGTAGAAACCTTACCACCTTGCGTTTTTACTTTGTCGTTAAATATTGTACAAAATCTCTTATTATCAATACCGAATAGTTCTAGTAGTTTCTTACCATCGCTATCTCTAACTAATCCTTTATCTATTTCTGCTTGACGTAATTTAGTTCTAATTCCTACATTAAAGAATGTTGTAGTAGTTTCAAACTTGAGACTTAAAAATATCTTCTCTCCATCATCTTTTTCAAGAGTAATGTCTGTAACACTATTACCTATATCTTTACCAGAACCCTTAGTATTCGTAATACTTATTTTACCCGTAAAGTCTAGTGGCCTCTTAGTATTCTCACCACCAACTACATTTACCTTTAACCATTTAGAATCACTTAATTTGTAGGTTTTATCCAAATCTAAAATAGCATCTAAGATTTCTTTATCGTCAACAACATCAACTCCCTCTGCAAACCACTTATTCAAAGAAGTTGCAAATTGTGTTTCAAATGCATTTCCTCTATTATTTGCACCACGATTACCTTTAGAACCGTTACCAAATTTAATACGGACAACTTTTAAATCAGCTTTAGTTTTAATATCACTAATATCATAAGTGCCTTTAATCGTCCTAGATACGTTAATATCTTTTGGTTTCTTTAGGTCTATATTGATAGGTGATTCATCTTTACTTTTTAGATAATTGAACAAGTTGATAACATCAGCAACACTTTCGTGAGGCCAGTCTGCTAGAGTTTTTGATATCTCTTCTTCTGATTTTGGAAAGAAACTATATGCCTCTAGAAGACTCTGAACCTTATCGACATGAGGAACATACGACTCATTTCGTGGCCGTATCTGCTTTACGTATTTCTGTAACTGTAGTGACATCCAAGTTCTCCATGTTTGTACTATTTATACTATTGTGTCCAGTTGGTACGGTTCATATACATCTTTAAAATTTCTTTAGTAATACTACGATCTTTACCTACCCCCAACGCCTTTACTGTTGAAGCACGATATTTTTCAATAACTGCTTCAATTCCCATTAGGCCTGGAGTAGAGTTAACTTCGATAAAGTATGGACTTTCTTTATCTCTATTTTTTGCTGGTATAAAATCAACACCAACAACTTGACCTTCAACCGATTCAGCTGCTCGTAAAGATTCTTGTGCTTCACGTTCTGTTAATTCATGAGATTCTGGTTCTGATCCCTGTGAGACATTTGACCTAAAGTCATCACCAACAACAGGTCTTTTAATCGCACCTAAAATTTGACCCCCAGCAACAATAACACGAACATCATAGTCTGTCTTTATATATTCCTGTAGAAGAATATCAACATATTCATCTTCCCTATGAAGCAATTGAATAACACTATGAAGTGCTTTTAGACTTTCAATCCAAATAACACCAACACCCCGTGACCCAACAGCGGTCTTGAGAATCATTGGAAACTTATTACCAAGCCTTTCTGCCGCATCTTCAGCACCTTCTGCATGACGAACTAGAACTGTATTTGGTGTAAGAATATCATTTTGCTGAAACACAATCTGGTTGTACCATTTATCATTGCAAATATCACTACATTTAACAGGATTAATAAGAGTATAACCTTGTTTTTCTAGGTTGATACAAGCAACTCGCCAAGACAGATTACCTGTTTTAACTGTAGAACCAAGACCTCTTGCCATAACTAATGTATCTTTTGGATTTATAAGAAAAGGTTTATCATACTCAGCATCATCTTTCATGCCAGGCAGTTCTACCTTACCTTTTTCATCTACAGGAAAAGAGTATATTAGTTGATCCTTGCCCCTGTCTTCCATATACATACCAGAAAACTCAGCAAGATATACTTCAATACCCAACTCTGTTGCTTTCTTGCGAACCATCGGCCCAGTTTCATTTGGGTCTAGAGGATCATCATGCGACAGAATCAGCAATTTATATGGTTGTTTTTCTTCTGTAATGAATTCTCTGAACTTTCCCATTTACTATTCTTTCTTTTTACCAATATTGTATTTGGTTTCTAAAATCCAATCGTCTTTTTCTTTAAACGATAAAACTTTAATCTGGCTTAGTGGTGCTTGTGGTTCAGCATTACCCATGATACCAACTAAGCCCCAATCAGATAGTAGTTTTGCAATGGTGTTTCTTCGAGAAACATCATTTTCTGATAGATTGGTTTCTTTACCATCTAGAGCAAACAACTCTTTAAAATGCACAATAAAATACCTACCCTGTTTGTGTAGTATGTGACAGGATTGATATAGCTTACGTTCTTTTCTTGAGCTGACCCCAATTCGAGAAAGCGTTTCACGAACCTTTAAGAAATCGTCTGGTTCTGCTAGACTAACTTCTAACATCTGCTCCTGTGTCCAATTATATTCTTCCATCATTTCTTCCACCTTTATTTAATTTTTGTTTTATGGCAGAAATTTGTTCATCAGTTAGTATATCAAGAGCCGACCTGGCCTTTTCATTATTATATCCATAGAACTCTTTAACATACTCTAGATTATCTAATTTCTTCGCCTTCATCCAAGGTTGAAATCTTTTTCTTGGTCTCAGACTATTTATTAAAAAATCAAACTGAAGTTTCTTATCTAGGTGTGGTAGTTGGTTCATTTCATTAACTAATTGTATAGTATCGGGAAATGGTGCAAGACATTTATTTACAATGTATGGTGGATACTTTTTAGTCCATTGTTCATCCTCAGAATCAAGAAGAGGCTCTTTACTTTGATTTATCGCATTTAGGTAGTCTTTTAGTTCATAGGTCATAGAAATTACCTTTTAGATGAATTATCTTTATAAAAATCCAATCCTTCACGATTAAACGCTCTAACACTACCCTTGAAAACAATAACATACCTCAATTCAAAACAGTCTCTAATAACCGATTGTCCCATGTGAGGTAATTGAGCATCAAACACAACCAAACGATTTGGTTTGCAATCTACTAGTTTATCTAAATTATAGATGGGCACTTCATCAGTTTTGGTGTAGGTATCATAAAACATCGTTCCACCACCCCATTCAGATTTCCAAGCTAAGTTTGGATAATAAATCATGGTAAAATCACCATCATCTGTATGGATATTTGGTTCAATACCAAATGTATGAGCGTTCATATAGATACGTTCAAATGTATCAAGATCATATTTGCTTTTAAAGTCAAGCGTTGTATGTAAAGTATTCCAAATGTTTAACACAAATTCCATGCCATTTTCAATTACCTCTTCTGGTGTTTTTCCACACCATCGAGTCCAATGATAGCCATTTTTATCCCAATCTGATTTCCAATGACCATAACCCCACATCATTTTTGACATCACATCATCAATCGCTTTGGCGTCAGACTCAGGCAAAACATTATCGTATACGTCTATAATTCTTTCACTCATTTAATTAACCCCCTCGATTATCGAATCGATACTTTAAAGTTTTTACACATTTAAACACAACACATGTTCTTAATTGATAGCACTCTCTAGAAACTGGCATTGCAGTATGTAGAAGGGGTGCGTCAAACACAACCAAACGATTACCTTTGTATTCTACTAATTCACCATTAATATATGTACCACCACCATATTCTAATTTCCAATCAAGCCGTGGATAATAGATCATAGTGAAATCTCCATCGTCATTATGAAAGTGAGGTTCTATGCCATGAGTGTGAGCGTTCATATAGATTCTAAGATAGGTATCAACTTCA